TCGTCGTACCCTTCTTTAATGACGATCAAGATTTCGAGCACTCTCTGACCTCCTTTCTTTCGTCGGTCGAACTAGAAGGTGACTTCCCACTCGTTGACCGTGTTGTCCGCGAACTTGTAGCCCGGGAGGACCTGCGCGGTAACGACGGTGTCCTGAGTGATGACCACGTCTCCCGTGACGACCGCGCCGTTGATGTAGTAGGCGAGGCCGGTGACGGTCGGGATGGTGATGGTGTGGGTGGCGCTGGTGTAGGTGGGAACCGTCGGGTCGACCGCGGTGACCGTGCCGGCGAAGATGGCCAGAACCGCATCGGGGGTCGGCAGCATCGGGTTCACGCCACTCGTGCCGTACAGCATGTCCTCGAGCGTCGCCAGAGCCGCGGCATCGACCTTGGTCGAGTCGATGGTGAGCGTGGCGGTGGGCTTGTGGTTGCTGACGGCGACCGGGATCGTCGTGATGGTCCAGGTGAACTCGATGGCCGCCGGGTTGTCGTTGACGCTTGCGAACGCCTTCTGCGACGGAGCGGCGAACGCGCCGTAGACCAAGTGGAGCTTGAAGCCGAGGTCCGTGTTCTCGAGGTCATTGCCCACCAGGGTCCGGTAGCAGAGCCCGAAGGACTTGCGGTTCTGCTGGCCGATCGCGACGCCGGGCTCAGGCTCGTAAGTGCCGTCGCACTGTCCGAACGCGTCCGGGTAGGTGACCGCGGAGAGGTCGGCCTCGAAGTACTCGACGGAGATCAGGTTGAGGTAGAGCTGGTTGTCCGCGTACTGCTTGTTGGAGGTAGCGCCGGTGGGCTTCTCGGTCAGCTTCGTCAGACCGTTCCAGGCGTACCCGTTCGTGTAGGCGCCGGAACCGTCCGGGATGTACAGAACACCGCGGTCGAGACCGGTCTCGTAGATTCGATCGCCGACGGTGTCCCAGACGAGCTTAGTCACTCTGGTTTCCCCTCAGTAGTAGAGATTGTAGACTGTGTGGTTGAGGTTGTTCACCACGAAGAACCGATTCATGAGACACATCGGCAATGCGGCGATTTTGGCAGGGATCTGACTGTCCGGATCCGCGTCTATGACAGTCACCTGGTAGCTTGAAGTGATGCGGTACGGCGCGTTGTCGGCGAATTCGCTCTTTGCCTTGTACAGCTGATAGACGATACAGGGATACTGGATCTCGTCTTCTGTCGGCGGTTGGAAATATACATTTCCAGTACCGAGGAGCGTCTCGAATAGAGCCTGTAGTTCAAGCCGTCGGCCCATTGTAGACACCCCCTAAGGTCAGAAGTAGACGAGGAGGCTGCACATCGACGTTGGACACCGTCCACAGCTTCCCCATCCACTCCACGTAAAGCATGGCAAAGAAGTTCTGATTGGCGTACGCGTCCGCGACAATCGAGATGGAATTTCCGACGGTGAGATCGTCGTTTAGAGTCGATCCCTCCCGCAACTGGCGTGTGTTTCGAACGACGTCCCCGAAGTAATATACCTCGGTGATTTGTTTGACCCACACGCCAGGCGCGCTTTCCACAGATTGGCCGTAACCGACTTTTCCGTAGAACTTCTTCACTAGCTAACCTCAGCTGTTGCTGTTGGTACCGGTCGGGTTCGGCCGCACGAAGTTCCAGTACGCCGTACGGTCGCCGGAGGTCGGGATGTAGTAGCCCGAAGCCGGAGTCGCGACGATGGTGATGCTGGCGTCCTTGGCGATCGCGGCCTGAGCGCCCGCGGTCAAGGTGTTGCCGTTGCCGTCCTTCCAGACGATGCCGGTCTGAGCCGTGACCGTCACGATGCCGGTGGCCGGGTCGAAGGTCGGGGCAGTCGGGGTGACTGCGGTGTCGGTCGACGGGACGCTCCAGATCGCCAGCGCGCCCTTGACCTTCGTCATCGCGCCGGACAGACGCGTCTCGATCAGGTACTTGTACTGGTTGTAGTCGATATCGAAGAAGTCGAAAAGGTTGACCTCGCCGCCCTTGTCCGCACCGACGTTGTAGTCCGCCGGGTTGACGATGATACCGATCAGGTTGGTCGGAGCGGTCGGGCTCTCAAAGACCTCGACCGGGACGATGTCCGCGACGTTCATCGCAGCGGCCAGATCCGCCTTGGTCGGGTAGAGCCGGCGCTGGAAGCCGTCCTTGATCAGCAGCATCTTGGTCAGGTTCTGCCACGTGGTGTAGAACGTGGGAGTACCGGTGCCCTTGTAGAACTCCATCGCGGCCAGCACACCCTCGACGACGTTCTCCCACACCGGAGTCGCCGTGAGGTTGATGTTGACGTCGGTTTTGTAGAGCTCGTGCTCGTTGACGATCGAGCGCAGACCGTCGCCGCTGTTGGCGTTGCCCGGGTCCTTGATCTTGTCCTGGTCCGCGATGTCCCGGCCGTCGCCGATGAGGATCGCCCGCGCGAGCTCCTCCTTCAACATCAGGTCCATCTCGGCCTTGACCCACGCGATGATGTCGAAGTCGGTGATGTCGATGATGTCGTCGCGGTCGAGCTGCTGCTTCTTGTAGATCGTGGTGGGCGTGGTGAAGCGCTTGGAGACGGAGAACCACTCCTCACGCTTGATGTTGCCCTTGACGTAACCCTTCGCACGGGCCTCGTCCATCGTGATGTCGGCCACGATCGACTTCACGCGGGAGAACGGGCTGTGGGACAGACCGTTGAGGAACGGCTGCACCCACTCCATCCGCCGACTGTTGAACTGCGGCATGTTGTCGAGCGCCCGGTACTCCGGGAACAGGACGTCCATGGGAGACACGCCGTGCTTCAGGCACGCCTCCTCGAAGGCGACCTTGAGCGAGCCACCCTTCATGGCAGCCGCGAACATCGCCGCCTTGTCCTCCTTGGTGAAGAGGATGTCGGCGTGCTTCAGCTCACCGTTCGTGGCGGGGTTGATGTCGCCGTGCCGCAGAGTGGCAGTCGCGCCCTGCTGTGGCCTGGTGGCGCTGTGGGTCTCGAAGACGTTGCGCGTCATGGTCGAGTCGGCTCCTTCCTGGTGGCTGAGGTCACCCTCGCCGGACTTGTTTGTGTCGGTGTGGGCGGCTTCGCCGTCCTTCTGCTCTTCGTCCACGATGTCAACGTCGCCATCGTTGTCCGGGTCCTGGACGTTCCGAACAGCCTCGCCAACGATGTAGTTGACGACGTCCTGCTGCTCTGGTGACATACCGTTCCAGATCTCCTGGACGGTCTTCTGCATCGGATCGTTGGTGTCATCCGTGGCGTCGGTGCCCTCGACGGTGGCGTCCGTGGTTGTGGCGTCGTGGAACAATTCGACACCGCTGAAGATGATGGCGTCGCCCTCGATCTCGTCGTACGTTCCGTCAGAGTGGCGGATGTTGACCTGGTCGATGACTGCACCCCGGTTGGCACCGGCGAGAACCAGGCTGGTCTCTCGGATGTTGCCGTGTGTGACGTGCTTCCCGTGCTCGACCAGGTCATTGGCGTAGATCGAAAGATACTTCAGATCTCCGTGTTCGACCATGATTCGGGCGTTCTTACCGGAAGGCGTGTCGTTGAAGTAGCCGTCCGCTCGGACACCCTCGGCTTTGTGCGTGAGAACGGCGTAGCCGAGGACATTCTCGATACCGCTGTGTCCGTGCATGTAGACGAGCGGAACCTGCTTGCCGTCCATGTGCTTGAACGCATCCGACATGATCGTTCGACCGTCGCTGCACTTGATGTTGGCCTTGGTAGCCCAGCCACTGAAGTCAGGCGCTCCCATTTTGACTGTTTCCTCCTGTCCCTGTGAGTTGTCGCTGTAGTTGTGGATGGAGCGCTGGTCTCACAGGACTGAGCTCCGGTCTCGGGATCGTGCCTGGCATGATTCGTCTGACGCTTGGCGGACCAGGCGGCCGAGGAGCCGGATCCAATGGTTGAGGCGTCGGCATGTTGCTGTTGATGAGCTTGTCTGCCTTTGGATCCTTCGACGGCTTCCAACCGATGGCGCGACGGATGTCGTTGGCGGATGCGATCTCGTTTCGACTGAACATGTCGGCGATCTTAGCCATGTCGGCCATCGGAACGAGCGCGAACGGATTCCTGAAGAAGGTGATCGACTGACCCTGGGTTCTCGCAGTCTTGCTGATGAACGTGGCCTTCATGGCTTCTATCATCGCGTTGACCATCGGCTCGATGGTGCGCACCAGATAGTTGTTCATCGTCGCCTCGTTGGCCGAACCGTTCAGAATCGTATCGGTGATTCCGAGCTGGTCGTACAACATCTGAGTCAGGTACTGAACCTGATCCAACATGTTGTTTGTGGCCGGCCTGTTGAGCTGAGTGATCTTCTCGGTTCCGTCAGCGTAGGCGATGCCGTACTTGCTGTTCTTAAGCTGGAACTCGATGTCCTTTGTTCGCTGCTCGGCCTGTTGACGACGAGCTTCGGACTTAACGACATAAGGCAGCTGGATGATCAGATCGATCTTGCCGGAGCTGGAAGCCTCGTCGACCTGATCCAGCATATTGAGTTTCCGGACGAGTCTCTGCAGGGTCGAACTGGGCTCGTTCATCACCTGATAAAGCGGATTCTCAACGATTGCCACGAGACTCTTCGGTAGGACTAGCTGCTGCCGATAGCCCTTCTCCTCGTTGTACAACATGACCCGAACATGTTCGGGATACCAACCCGTTACCTCGCCGACTCGCATAGTCAGAACGTCGTACGCATTCGAGTCGATCGGATTGATGGTCGTGTCGACGGGTACGATCGCAGCAACGCCCTTGTCGAACAACGTCATGAAGAAGTCCTGACGGAACTGCTGTGCAAACTGGTCGATGTTCGCCTGTGTCGTGAAGCAATTGTTCAAACCGCTCTGAATATCAGTGAGATACTGACCTTCAGAATCGTTTCGAACGTGAACAGGTTGGATCGAAGCGGCGTCAAGCGCCATCCGAGTCAGAATCGCCGAGATGATCGATCGTTCGTTTGAGAAATTCAAACGAGTACGGTCGGGTCGAACACCGAATGTAGCACCAGCGGCATACGACTGAATGACCTGATTGTTCTGATCCCAGTTGGTGAACGCATTCCATGCGTGCTTGAGCTGTGCGAGAAAACCCATGCGCAAACCTCCTTTCCGGGCTACTCGAAAGCTTCCCTGTTGGCCTTCCATGCGATGTAGGCGTCCATCATCGCGGCTACATTGTCGATCTTAGCATCTTGACGTTTCTTCAAGAGCTTACGGTTACCGTTGGTGTCTTCAAGAGTAATCGCGTTACCCATTGCGAACGACATAAGGGCCTGATCGAATACGAGCTTTCGTTGGCCACTGAAAATCTTGAGTTCACCAAGCGGTACGGATTCTGACTTCGCTCCCTGAATGACTTTCTCGATCCCGAATGGGCCGTTTTCTTGCTCCCATCGGGTAACAAACTCTTTCGCGTTATAGGGGTCGAATCCCAGAGAACGTACATCGTATTCCGACCTCTCGATAAACGCGTCAAGATCGTCATAAACTTCCATCATATCGAGAACGGTGCCTTCAAGGACGTGAAGACTTCCTTCTCGAATGAACTCGTCGTATTTCTGGCGCATAGCACCAGGGAGCTTCATCAACGTAAGCGAAGTGATGTAGCTACGAGTCTTGACACCAAATCCCTCTCTTAGAGGGAAGAGGAATGTGAACGCACAGAAGTCGTCGCCTTGAGAAAGGTCCGCACCGAGAGCGCAGGGCATCCCATCGAAATTGCTACGGCGGTGTGGAAGCGTTTCGTCATAGGTGAAGAAGTACGTGTACCCCTCCATGGGAATCCCGAAGCGCTTGGCGAGGATATCGTTCCGAGATGCCGGAGCTTTTTCAGCCCTTTCAACATCGAGCTGGTATGTATCGTAGGTAACAGTCAATCCAAGATTCGGATTAGCTTTTACCCACATTTCGGGATGAGCAACCTCTTCTAGATCATCCAACTTATAATGCCAGATGGAAACATGAGGTGCTTTATACTCGCCTTTCAGAATATCGGCAAGTTCCAACTTGATGGTGTCTCCACTACCATTTCGAACAGTTCCCTCGGAACTAATCGCCACGATTAGATAATCATCAAGTTTTGAGGCTCCCTGTTCCACTGCACCGACAACGTCTTCACGGAGATCTCCGGAAAGCCATTCGTCGATCGTCGAAATCTTGGGTCGTAAACCCTGCAATTTGTTGATCGCCATCGGACGAACTTCGAGCAAAGATCCAGTTAGGAAATTTTCAACCCCCTTTTTAGTGGAGGCCAGCTTTACTCGATTAGCTCGAGAACCGGTGGTGTTTTGAAGGGAGCCCTCAGTCAGGAACTGGAACAGAGGGCCGCGACTGCGAGTAATTGCCGTACGGAACGGCGACATTACCTCATCAGCTTGTTTCATCGTAGGGGCAGTGGTAATCTGATGTGTGGTCGACGTATCGACGTTCAAGAAATAGCTTTGTATGCATTCGGCATACATAGACTTTGCAGCACCTCGAGCTACAATGAGATACTGTTTGGTAGTCAATCTTTTCTTGACAATCTTTTTCACGTATTGACCACCGTGATTACCAGCTCTCGGTTTGTACACACTTCTTTCGACGAAGTAATACCAACCGAAAATCTGTTCCGCCCAGAGTTTGAAAGAGGGAAGCAAATGTAGATCGCTGCC